GAACATTGAGTACTGCTGCTACAGGAAGAAGCCTTCAGGCCTTATACAAAAATAGAAATATTAGTACTGATTGGCGCAAAGAATCAGAAAACAGTATGGCTCTTGTGCAAAAACTAAATGGATCAGTATCAGGAGGAACAGATAGAATAGACTATTATTCTTCCTTGGGGTATTATAAGCAAGATGGTATAGTAAAACAGACAGGATTTCATCGTGTAACTAATAGTAATAAAATCACTTATAGGGCTAATGACCGTTTGACTTTAGCTACAGATATACAGCTTTCTTATAGCAACTATTGCCACTATCGAATAGCCCCCATATATTCATATTCTATTTAATGCCTTCCATTCATCTAGTTTGAATATAGCCTTACCATGCTTTTGAGCATATTCATATTCACCTTTACATCCTCGACTCTGTTCCCATCCATCGCACAATACTAGGATGTCACAATGCCCTAATAGGCCTAGACAAACGTCTAGCCCCTTTTGGTATTCATCACCTGTCAAATAAACAAATCCATAGTTATGGATAGGTGATACATAATCATTGGCTGTATCTGCAAATATTAATTCATTCATGATTGCATCTATCTTTTCTCTATTGCTTTTCTTCCCACCATAAGGATGGGCTACATAGATAAGCTTCTTGCTCATTAATTTAATCCCCTCGCCGCTCTATTAAATTGATTGTTTTCATATGGTGCGATATCATCCGCATCATCCATGTCTAAATCATCATCTTCACCAATGATCTCCGCATCACTGGTGTCAGTATTACCATCGGCTTGTTGTTCCTCATCAAATAGGTTGGATTGCGCACGTTTTCCTTCAATGTATGCTTCAATTTCACCTAGAACTAGGTTAATGTCTTCAGCTAAGTCCTTATCAACATCCAGCCATTTAGTGCTAAATACACATACTTCGCTTTCTTTATTGCGTAGATATCCCTTTACTTTAATGCCAGATACTTCATCTGGGAAGAAATCTTTACCACCATATCTAAATTCAATTCCAGATACAGCTACCATGTTTTGAGCGAATTTAAATGCTCCAAACTTGGATAGTAATAATGCTTTCATTGTGACATGTGCTTCTTTGAATTCTGGTCTTGGCTTTTCATATGATTTCAAGGAATGCTGCTCATCCATTCCTTGTACGTATTTCGTATAAGTAATATCAAATTTACCGCTTTCCATTTTAAATTTTGTTATTGTATACCTCATTTTCTTTTCTCCTTTACTTTTCTAGCATCAATATAGCCCTTACAATTTATACATTTCTTAGCCATGATATAGGGTATTTTTACTCTAATTCCTCTTTTATCCGGCACCGGCAGCATTAATTTATTTGGGCATTTACAAGTAGTTCTTACAAACAATCCTTGATTGCCTGTAAACTTTACTGCATGCTTACATGTTTTAGCTTTTAAAAACATATCCTTTGGTCTTGCCATTACCGCATCAACCTTTCTGCCCTTTCTAGGGCTTTATTTCGTTTCTTTTCCATTGGCAATGTCTCTGCATTGCCCTTATCAAAAGGGTATTTGTTCATCATTATTGAAGTTATCAAAATTCGATGGTTCATTATGTCCACCATTTAATGTGGCCCCTACAAAACTTGCGACCACTTCTGTTACATATCGCTTTTCACCATTTTGAGTTTCATATGATCGTGTTTGAATTCTGCCTTGTACCAAACATTTATTTCCTTTTCGCAAAGTCCCTATCTCTTCTGCTAAGGTTCCCCAAGCTACACAGTTAATGAAAGCGGTTTGTTCTTTTGTTTCATTGTTGCTATCAATGTATGTATTCGTTGCAGCTACTGTAAATGTTGCTACTGCTCTACCAGTCTTTGTATATCTTACTTCTGGATCTCTTGCTAAATTGCCCATTAAATTAACCGTGTTCATTTTTTCTCCTTTATGCTATTTGTATAGATGCCATCTACTTCTTCTAATTCAGTAACTGATATTTCCCCATTTAGCCATGCAGCACATATAGCTACATCCATAAATGAATTTGTATATATTCCATCATCTGTGGTATGTATCCCTACAGATATTCCAGCTTCTGTGAAATATATATATTTCCCTGTATCATTCCATGCATTCATTGCATATGCATTTATGATTGCTTCTCCAGTTGTTCTAGGAATAAATACTATTCCTCTATATTTGTTTTCCATTAATTATCCGCCCTTTTATTCCATGCCTTTTCACAATCTAAGTACATTGGCCACTCTTCAAAATGAGTGACGGCTCCACATTTATCACATGCCACCATATGATGTTTTAGCCCTACTTTTATCCCTGTCATAATCCTCATATGTTTATTCCCGCAAAACGGACAGGGCCTTAGTCGATTTTCTCTGTTCATATTTTCCCCTCCAATCAGGTAATCGAATTAGCCTATATGTTCTAAATGGAAATCCATAATTATTTACCCCTTCATAAACACTATCTTTATCTAAGTAATATCCATTAGGTACTTTAATATCCTTACGCCACTCTGTAGCCTTTAGTATCTTTTTCTTTACTTCTGGCTTTTCAAGATTAGTACTAGATACCCATTTCTTTCTTATCTGCGCATCCTTATGATTAATGTCAGATTTTCTCTCTTTCATGAAGTATTTAGCTAGCCCTATAGCATCTTCGGCTTCACCTCTGTAGTACTCAATTTTTGTATAGCCATGTGGCCATAGCTTTTTTAATAATTGAGTAGTTAATTCAATACCTCTTGAAAGTAATGCATGGAAATGTATCCGCCCCTGCTTTTCCATCACATAGATGTATTTACAGATTGTCTTCTTTTTATTAAATAAGTCTCTTACCTTTCTAAAGAATTTTCGTATCATCTCTTTTGCATCTAATTCATCTTCCTCATTCTTAAATGTAAGAGTCAGATAATAATCATCAGCCTTAAAATTCATATCTATTAGCAGCCTTAATTGTTTTTCGGCCACTCTTAAATTATTTTTCCTTATAGTCTCCGGTGTTACTTGCTTTCTTTCACTCCTTATTTTTCTTCCTGGTTTTCCATAATATGAATTCCCTGTAATATGATCTGATACTTCAATCATATTTACAGATTTTATTGTCGTCCTTTTTCTCATTTAGTTATCACCTTATGTTGAGTTGTTAATGTATCTATCTAGTCTCACAAAATAGCTATCAAACCGCTATTTTACTAGACTTTTCCCATTATGCGTGATATACTAAACATGTAAGGTTTTAGTTATCACATAACTTTAATGGCCGTGTTTCCCGACACGGTCATTTTTCTTTGTCAAAATTACAATGCCAATCACCTTGAGACTTTGTTAGGTATTGGCAATTACTGCAGCAATCCATGCATATCAACTGTTTATGTCTATGACATACTACAGCATGCTTGATTGCTTTTTTACATTCCGGGCATGTATTATTTAGTGCTTTCTCATACCATTTAGTACTCATATCCATGCCTTTCTTTTAATATTGTTTGTAAAACTTTTCTGTATTCTCTTGGATGTGATCCAGCGTGAATTTTAATTCTATGGCAATGCCAGCATAAGCAACATAGATTTTCTATGTTATTTTTTCCTCCTGCTGACCTATATTTGATATGATGGATCTCTTCATAAGGGGCTCCGCATAAAATACATTTTCTGTGGTCTCGCTCTATCACCTTAGGACGGATTTTCTCCAACTCCATATCATTCTTTTTTTTATTTCTACTTTTCTTGCTTAATGGTTTCTTTGAAACCATTCTTTTTTTTGCTCTTAACGGTGTCCTTTTAAGCATTTTTATCCCAATCTCTGGCAATCTGCGCTTCTACCAGTCTGCAATCAAGTTTGTATATATTAATAGCTTCTGTTGCACTGGCATAGAGTGTTTTAGCCACATCACGTTCATACCGTAATTGGCTTATAATCTCATCTCCATTTACCAGTTCCATGATCAGAGATACCTTTTCTCCGTTATGTTTTGCCAGTAATATGGCCTTTCGTTTCTCTACCCGGTATTTTCGTTCTGCGGCCGCCAACTCTATGCCACGCTCTTTGGCAATCGTAAGGGCCTTATTTAAATCATCCCTTCGTTTATTTAGATATGGTAGTAACTCCCAACTGTCTAATTGCTGCATGTTGCTTCCTTTTTACTTCCTTAATTTTCTTGTTATATAACCATAATCGTTTAGCTTTTTGTAGCAAATAAATCCCAATAGAATATGCTGCTATATTAACTACATTAAAAAGAACATCGCCCCATGACTGTGCAAATTCAATTCCCCCATACAATCCAAATACAATGATTCCAAATAACCACTGTATGGCTGTAATTACCTTATCCATATTTACTACTCCTATGCTTTTAACCATTTCATGTGTTGCGAACGCATCCATGCTTCAAATCTATCTACATGCACTAAGGTCTGTTGCGGCCCCAACTGCATGCAAATATCATCAAATTTCCCTTGATTTCGGATCATGTCTATCCTGCGATATATATACATCCGACTTCTTCCCCAAATCTTTGCCAATGTGCTTATTGGCACGTATTTAGGTTTAATAGTGTCCATAGTTATCCCCTTATTGTTAATATGTTATGTTCTATCAAATGTTTTTTATGATGAATTGGCTCTACTTTAATTGCCATATATCCCCCATCATTATGTAAGTATCGTTTGTAATATATTGGTTGTTGTTTAATCTTTTTCTTTCTCCCCATTTTCTTTTGATATTCTCCTTTAACATTCTTTTCACATTTGTTTCATCTTTATTAATAAGTTGTTGTTATAATCGCCTTAGAAAGGAGGTGATTATAATGCCAGTATTCTTAGTAAGTTATGATTTAAATAAGCAAGGTCAAAATTACACAAATTTAATCAATGCAATCAAAACATATGATCGCTACATTAAGTGTTTACACTCTCAATGGCTAATTTCTACCAATAAAAATGTTGGTACAGTTTACACTCATTTAAAAAGCAAAATTGACGATAACGATTCATTGTTTATTACCCAAGTAGTAAATCCTTATCAAGGATATCTCTCTAAAGAAGTCGTTAATTGGCTTAATAATGCACAATTATTAGGACATATTCCTACTATTTAAAGGTATAGATTGTATGTGTGATATACCTAAGCTCTAAGTACAAGTGTTATAACAAAGCTATTTCATATGCACTTGAAAAATCTCGTTAATAACACCTTTTCTAGATTTACCTATTTTATTAATCAAAATATCAACAAGCTGAGCCTTGGCATCACAAGGCTCTTCTTTTATTT